CTGTTAAGTATTATGCTCCAAGACTATATTCATCTCAATACAGAGCAGTTACATCAAGAGATTATGAAGCTATAATTAAAAAAATATATCCCAATACCGAATCTGTTTCCGTAGTTGGTGGTGAGCAGTTAGATCCTCCCCAATTTGGAACGGTTCAAATTAGTATAAAACCAAAAAATGGAAGTTTTGTTTCTGATTTTAACAAGGAACAAATTTTATCAAAATTAAAACAATTTTCCGTATCTGGAATTAATCAAAAGATAACTGATCTTAAGATTCTTTATGTGGAGTTAGATAGTTCTGTTTATTTCAATTATTCGAAAGTATCAAGTTTAGGAGAACTAAAAACTTCGGTTACGGATTCTCTCCAAAAGTATTCCAATTCATTAGACTTAAACAAGTTTGGAGGAAGACTTAGATATAGTAAAGTTCAACAAATTATTGATAATACAAGTACTGCAATTACTTCAAATATTACAAAAGTAATTATTCGTAGAGACTTGAAGGCAGTGTTGAACACTTTTGCACAATATGAATTATGTTATGGAAATAGATTTCATGTGAATTCTGAAGGAAAAAATATTAAGTCCACAGGATTTAAAATTTTTGGAGAAAGTTCTACAGTATATTTTTCAGATGTTCCAAATGAGGATTTAAAGACAGGAATTATTTCAATATTTAAAATTGATGCAAATGGAAATATTATTGTAGTATCTAAAGAAGTAGGAACAGTAGATTACGAAAAAGGAGAAATTATTCTCGGGACTTTAAATATTACATCGACTATGGTTGCTGGTAATGTTATAGAAATTCAAGCATTTCCAGAATCCAATGATGTTGTTGGTTTGAGAGATTTGTATATCTCATTAAGTGTTTCCAAAAGTACAATAAATATGGTAAGAGATGTAATTGCTTCTGGTGATGAAATATCCGGAACCAGATTTGTTAATGATTTTTATACATCAAGTTATTCAAACGGAAGTCTTATAAGAAAGTAGCATGATACAAACTGGAATTGAATCTAGAGTCAAGATTCAGGATATAATTTCCAATCAATTACCAGAATTCATTTTGGATGAAAGTCCAAAAGCAGTAGATTTTTTAAAGCAATATTATATTTCTCAAGAATATCAAGGAGGTCCCGTTGATCTTACTGATAATCTTGACCAATATTTGAAGGTAGATAATTTAAAACCGGAAGTTATTGTTGATAGTACATTATCGTCTAATGATGTAACATCTACTGATAATATAATTGAAGTTTCTAGTACTAAAGGATTTCCAAATGAATATGGTCTTTTAAAAATTGATGATGAAATTATTACTTATACAGGTATAACATCCAATACATTTACTGGATGTGTTCGTGGTTTTAGTGGAATATCAGAATTTGATAAAAATTCTGATAATAAAGATTTAGTATTCTCTACTTCAACTGCCACATCCCACAAAAGTAATGCGCCTGTACAAAATCTAAGTTCTTTATTTTTAAAAGAGTTTTATATAAAATTAAAATCAACTTTTACTCCAGGATTAGAAAATATTCCTTTTGCGGAAGAAATTGATGCTGGTAATTTTATAAAAAGAGCAAAAGATTTTTATTCGTCGAAAGGAACTGACGAAGCAATAAAAATTCTTTTTAAGGTTATTTTTGGTGAATCTTCATCTATTGTAAATTTGGAGGATTATTTAATTAAACCATCTTTTGCAAATTATGTTAGAAGAGAGATCGTAATTGCAGAAGTTATATCTGGAGAACCTTTAAAAATTATTGGTGAAACTCTTATAAAAAATACTGATGCAACTACGACAGCATCAATCTCTGCTGTAGAACCATTTGCAAGAAAAGGAAAAACTTTTTATAAAATTGATCTGTATATCAGCAATGATGGTAGATCTTCAGTGGAGGGTAATTTTGAAATTACCCCAAATACAAAATTACTTGAAAGTGTATTAGTAGGAGATAATATTTTAACAGTAGATTCTACTTTAAGTTTTCCAGAATCAGGAACTTTAATTTCTGGTAGCAATACAATTTTTTATACAGGAAAAAGTGTAAATCAGTTTTTTGGATGCACGGGCATCACTACTGCAATAGCAAAATCATCAAATATTAGATCTAATGATACTTATTTTTCATATGAAAATGGAGATGTTACCAAAAAAGTAGAATTAATAATTTTTGGAGTAATTAGTGATTTAAAACAAGAAAGTGAAAACTTCAACACAAGTGAAGGTGATTTAATTTCTATAAAAAATATCGGAGATAAAATTAAAAATAACAGTTCAGATTGGAAAGAAATTTTTGCTAATTCTTTAATATACAATACCAGCACAAGATACGAAATTGCAAATAATGATTCTAATAAATTATTATCTACTATTGATAGATCAAGTTTAAAAATAGGTGATGAAGTTGAAATACTGGGAAGAGAATCTGAAGTTGTAGTTACTTCTTCAAATCCAGTATATATTACAAATATTGATAAATCTCAAAATACTTTAACCTTGGAAAATAAACCGAGTTTAAATGCCAATACAAAGTATGACATAAGAAGAAAATTAAATAAAACCAAATCTTCTGGATCTACATTCGAATCTGATTCATTGTTGTCGGACGTACTTAATCTTTATGTTGATAAAGATGAGTATGCATATATTGCATCTAATTCTTTACCATCTAGAATTAGATCTAATTTTACAGTAAACAATTCCATAATAAAAAATTATCGTTTAGATGTTCAGGAAAGTGTTAAGTCAGTAACCATCTCCAACCTCTCAAATTTAACAGATTTATCTAATGAAGTATATAATACTTTTGAAGTTGATAATGTACCTTTTTTAACAGGAGAGGAAGTATTCTATTCTTCTGAAGGAGAAACTTTAGTTGGATTAACTACAGGAACATATTTTGTAAAGAAAATATCAGATAAAAAATTCAAACTATATGGATCTCAATCTATAATAAGTTCTGGAAGTAATTTGACATTCCAAGTATCAAATTCTGGATTAGGAACTCATACTTTTGTATTAAATTCTCAAAAAGAAAATGATCTTGGAATACAGAAAATTTTAAGAAAATTTCCATTAGAAAAAAATATTAAAGAGGGTTCTGGAACACCAACAGTTCCTGGAAAAACTGGAATGTTGATTAATGGTATTGAGATTGATAACTATAAATCTGATGATGCAGTATATTTTGGTCCTATTAATGATGCAAATGTTTTATTTGGTGGGGAAGACTATGATGTGATCAATCTACCACGTATTGCAGTTTCTGATAGTGCTGGTAGTGGTGCGAAAATTCAACCAGTAATCAGTGGCAAATTTGAAAAAGTATATGTAGATACTCAAGATTATGATATTGATAAAATTGCCTCTATTGATATTTCTGGTGGAAATGGAAGTGGTGCTATTATTGAACCAATATTAGTTTCTAGATCCAGAGAAGTTTTATTTAATGCTGATGAATTTTCTAGTGGTGGTGGAGTTAATGAAACGACAAATCAGATTGCATTTTTAATAGACCACAATTTTGTTAATGGTGAACAAGTAATTTACAATTCACTAGGAAATACTGCCATAAAAATTGGCACATTGACAAGCAACGAATTTATGCCTGACAATTCAACATATTTTGTTGAAGTAACGAACAATAAAGCAATAAAATTATATTTTAATTTAGAAGATCAACAATCCCAAACAAATCCCGTTGGAATTTTTACAGGATCTTTGGGAAGTCATAAATTTTCAACTCGTTCTTCCAAAAAACAAATTGATAGTATTAAAATCATTAATAGTGGAGAAGGATATACTAATAGAAAGTTAATTGTCAATCCGACAGGAATATCTACAGTAAACAATTTAGTTAGTTTTGATAATCATGGATTTAATGATGGTGAATTAATATCTTATGATTATGAAACAAGTCAAATTTCTGGAATTTCTAGTGCAAATCAATATTACATTTTAAAGGTTGATGACAATTCTTTTAGATTATGTAATGCTGGTGTTGGAGGAACCATTATTTCAAATTATGAAAGATTGAATTATGAAAAATTTGGTAGCACCGGAAGTGGAGAGCAATATTTTAAATATCCAGATATTTCAGTTTCTATTCAATATACTACTGCTGGAATTGGATCAACCACTCAAACTTTTGAAAATTTAGTTCTTACTCCAGTCGTAAAAGGAAAAATAATTGATGCATATGTGTATGAGTCTGGAGTTGGATATGGATCGACAATTATAAACTATCAAAGAAAACCAACAGTAACTTTGCAGAATGGAAAATCTGCACAATTGACTCCAGTTGTTGTTGGTGGTAAACTTACAAACGTTTTAATTAGTTACCAAGGAACAGAATATTATTCCGTTCCAGATTTGATAGTTTCTGGAACAGGAACCGGATCTGAATTGAGAGCAATAATTGATGATAATGGACAAATTAGTGAAGTCAAGGTTATCAATACTGGTATTGGATATTCTTCATCAAATACCAGTATTAAAGTTATTTCATCAGGAAAAAATGCTTTTATTGATCCACAAATAAGAAAATTAACTATTAATAATAATCATACGAAATTCTCTACTGGTGAAGTTTTATCTAGTGGTAAAGATAAACTTCAATATTCAGTATCGAAGTATTTTGAGTCTTTGAGAGATTCTTTCTTAGAAGATGGAACTTTATCAGGAATTATTGGATGGGCTTATGATGGAAATCCAATTTATGGTCCATATGCATATATTGATCCTGAGATAACTTTAGGAGTAAAACTATTAACTTCTGGATATTCTGCGAGTCTTTCAAACATAGATAATAGACCTTCTGAGTTTGATGTTGGATTTTTTGTTGAAGATTATAAGTTTGATGAAAGTGGAGATCTTGATGAATATAATGGAAGGTATGAAAAAAACGATGAGTATCCAAATGGTGTTTATGCATATCATGCTACCATCAATGAATTCCCATATTTTATCGGAAATAAGTATAGATCGAAATTACTTTCAGATTCTAATTTAGATCAATCATTTGATCTTAATAATTCAAATTTATTAAGAAATACTTTACCTTATAAAGCATCAGAGAAAAATGCAAATTATGATTTTGTTAGTGAAATAAGTGATGTATTAGATCAAAAGATAGAAGTTATTTCTGTCACATCAGATTCAATAAAATCTTTAGAAATTCAAAATTCCGGAGTCAATTATAAAGTTGGTGATAAATTAATTTTTGATGAGGATAATACTTTTGGAAGTGGATTGGATGTTGATGTAAAATCTGTAAAAGGAAAAGATATTACAAATATAGAAACGACTTCTATTTCACATGAAAATTCTATTTTTACCTGGAACTCCGCAGAAAAGATAAAAATTTCAATATTACCAAATCATAATCTCTCTAACTTAGATTATGTTACTATATCCGGATTTTCAACAAATCTTTCAACATTAAATGGAATTCATAGAATTTCAGTACCATCTTATGAAAATGCAAGATGTTTATCTACTATAACATCATCTGGAATCACAACAGAAATTTATGTAGAACCAATTCCTGAGCAAATATCAGTTGGTAGTAGTATTGGTATTGGAACGGAAACCCTGAAAATTCTTGGTATATTCAGAAAGGAAAATATTTTAAGAATTGAAAGAGGAGTAGTAGGAACATCACATACAGTTGGTACAGCAGTTTCTTTCTTACCAGATTCTTTCACTATTTCTAAGTCATTAGAAAAATTTGAATCTACAGTAAACAATATTGCTTTCTTTAATCCTCATGAATCTGTTGGAGTAGGAACAATATCTGGTGTTGGATATTCAACGTCCTTTATCTTTGGAGATATTTCTGTAACTAGGGATATTCCAACCAAGGGTCTTCATATTGAAAACCACCCATTCAAAACAAACCAATCAGTCATTTATACTAGCAGTGGAACAACATTATCAATATCTACTGATGGATTAAATCAATTTAACATTAATGCTTCTAATATAACAAATCTTTTTGTTATCAACAAAAATCCAAATCTTATTGGATTAAAGACAGAGATTAATAGTGAAGAGGTATTCTTCCATACTAATGGTACAGATAATGATGAATATTCACTGAGATCCAACTTTACACAAGTTCTTGGAAACATTGATAAAAGAGAAGTATCGGTTTCTGTTTCTACTGCACATGAACTTCAAAATGGAGATACTATCACTCTAAATGTTCAACCAAATCTTTCTGTAGGAATTGGAACTTCTACAGCAGTTCGTGTTGTTTATAATTCTCAAATAGGTAATATTGTAGTGAATCCAATTGGATTCAATTCTACGGGTATTAATACATCTACAAATGAATTTACTATAAACAATCATGAGTTTGAAACTGGTGATAAAGTTTTTTATGAAGATAGTGGATATGGAGAATATTTTGTATTTAAGATTGACAATAATAGATTTAAACTTTGTGAAACATATTTCGACTCTCAACAAAATCCTCCAACTATTGTAAGTTTCGCATCAACAGGAACAGGATCGCAATCATTATCATTAATTAATCCAAAGTTAAATCCAACTAAAAACAATAATTTGGTATTTGATCTTTCAGATTCTAGTTTGACTGGATATGATTTTAAAATTTATAGTGACTCTAAATTTAATAATGAATTTATCTCTGTTGGTTCAACGAATCAATTTACAGTATCTAAAACTGGAACAGTTGGATCTGCTGCAGCATCTTTAGTATTAAATTACAATTCAAATATTTCAGAAGAGTTATATTATACATTAGAAAAAGATGGAACAATAATTAAATCTGATATTGAAGTTAAAAATTATTCTACTATTAAGTATGAAGAAAGTGCATATAATAATACCTATAAGATATCTGGAATAGGTACAACAACATTTAATTTAAATATTTTTGAAAAACTAGAAAGATCTTTTTATATTTCAACAGAATGCGATGTTTTAGATTATTCAACAACGTCAAATTCTGCATCGGGTCCGGTAAGTTCCCTAAATGCATTATCTTTTGGATTTGGATATAAATCTCTGCCAACTTTAAAATCAACAAACTCCACTAATGGATCGGATTTAATTGTAAATGCAATATCAAATACTGTAGGAACTGTAAAAGAAAAGAAAATACTAAACAATAAGTTTACATATTCTTCGGATAGAACATTAAGACCTAAAGCAAATGTATCTCCCACAATTGTATTAAAGGATTTTAATACTCTGGATCAAGTTTTAATTACTAATAGTGGAGATGGATATTCTTCTGCACCAACATTGGTAATTGTTGATTCTGTAAACAGAAATATAATTGACTCTGGATTAATAAAATCAAACGTTACTGCGGCTTCAATTTCTTCAATAGACATTAGTGTTGCACCAACAGGTCTACCTGATGAATCTGTAGAAATATTTGCAACTAACAATACTAATGGAGTTGCAATCATAAATGTAAATAGTATAAATCCTACAAAATTTGAATGTGATATATCAACACCTGGAATTGGAACATTTTCAGTAAAACCTTTTAATATTGGAGATAAAGTTTTTATTGAAGGAATTCAAAAACTTAGCAGTGATGGTGATGGATTTAATTCTGAGGATTATGGATTTAAATTCTTTACTGTAACTGATTACAAACTTGATGGTCTTAATGATACTGTAGAAATTAGTGTATCTGGTTTAACAACGAATACTGGCATTGCAAAAACGGTCCAAGATTATTCTGGTGTTTTAATTAATAAAAATGACTACCCACAATTTGAGGTAACTCAAAAATTATCAGAATTTTCTGTTGGTGAGAGTTTATCGTCAAATCAAATAGTTAGAGATCTAAAAGTCGCAAAAAATGATGGAAACGATTTGAAAGTTTCCGGATTATATGAATTATCCGTAGGAGAGGTTATCACAGGAACTCAATCTGGTGCTAAAGCAACAATAAAATCGATAGATTTTAATGAAGCAAGTTTTGATGTCAACTACTCCAATTTAAAGAACATTGGATGGAGTGATCAAATTGGTAAATTAAGTGAAGATTATCAAGTAATTCCAGATAATGATTACTATCAAAATTTATCATATTCTGTTAAAAGTTCAATAACTTATAAAGAACAGCAATCACCTGTAGAAAATTTAGTTCATACTAGTGGATTGAAAAACTTTGCCGATACAGGAATAATTTCTTCCACATCGGCAGGAATAGATAAAATCAAAGATCAGTTCCAAATTGTCTATGATATTATAGATGAAAAGAGAGTAGACACTGTTAATAACTTTGATAATGTTTTAGACCAAGATGTTATTGATTCAAATTCTAAGTTCTTAAAACTAGAAACAAAAAGACTCACAAACTATGTCGAATTAAAAAATCTCAATGTTTTAGAGATTGATGATATTAGCAATCAATTTTCTAATTCTGAAGCAGAAAATACAGAATTTTTATCCATTGATGAAGTTGATGATATATCCTATCAAAATTATTTGTTTAGAGTCACTAGTGATCAGGGTAATCAAATTCAGTTAACAGATCTTACTATTTTGAGTGATGGGATAGAAACTGTAATCGTCGAAAATGAATCATTACAAAACTCAGATAATCCATATGGAAGTTTTGATATTTTTGAAAATGAATTTGACGAAACACTTTTGAGATTTACTCCTGTCGATCCTTTCAATACCGATTATAATATAAAATTAATAAAACAAACTTTTAATACAGTTTTTGCTGGAGTTGGAACTCAATCAGTTGGATTTATAGATTTGACTGGATCTATCGATACAGAAACTACAACTGTTGGTTTAGGTACAACAACAATTATTTCATTAAATTCTAATAATTTTGAATCTTTATATGTTAATGCACAAGTTACTGATACTGCCACGCAAGATATGAATTATGTGCGATTATACATCGCACATAATGGAACAAATACATATATGTCCGAATATTATATTGATAATAATTTAAGTTCTTCTACCGGAGATTCAATAGGTCTATTCACTTGTACTAATCTTGGAGGTGGAGTATTTTCATTAATACATGAAAATACCACTAGTAATGAACTTAAAATAAGAACAAATATTGTTGGATTTGGTACAACTACATCTGGACAGGGTGCTTATAGATTTAAATCTAATGACCAAGCAGATGGACAGGAAAGAAGTGCCATTTACAAATCGAGTTATCAGTCTACAGTATCTGTCGCATCAACAACAATTGATACTTTAGATAAGACATTATTTAATTCATCAAAATCTTTAATTCAAGTAAGTATAGGTTCTAGTAAAGCACTTCATCAAGTTATGATGATTTTTGATGGATCTGATGTCTATACTCAACAACTACCTTTCCTCTCAGTAGATGCCACTGACAATACTTTAGATACTTTATCCGGTATTGGAACATTTGGTGGTGAGGTATCCGGATCGAACTTAATACTTAAATTCCATCCAGATAATCAAAATCAACAAGTAGATATTGAAACCTTTAGTAAAGTTTTTTATAATGAAATTGATATTGTCAACGTTTATAATAATTTATCATATGGTGCTGTAACCGAGAGCATTGATAAAAGATTCTACAACTCAATTAATGGTGATAGAATTAATAGAACTAATTTTAAGTTAACTAATAAAACAAAACCAATTTTCTCTAAAGAATTCAATCCAAATTCAGCATCTCTTGATGCAACTACAGGAATATTTACAGTAGAAGATCATTTCTTCATGACTGGTGAAGAATTAATTTATACTCCAAACTCAACCGTTGTTGGAGTTGGCACTAGTGCCATGATGACTAGTGCAACTGATGTTTTGTCTTCGACAGTATATGCAATTAAGTTAACAGAAAACACATTTAAAGTTGCAATTACAACTACAGCAGCTCAAAGTGGTATTGGAACAACATTTACTTCTTTAGGTGAAGGAAATGCTCATAGATTTACTATGAAAGAGAGAAATACCAAATGCATAGTTAGTGTTGATGAACTTGTTCAATATCCACTAGCATTTACTGGTACAACTCATACTTTATCAAAAAATATAGGAATTGCCACAAGTATTCTTCCTTTGAGTGGAATTTCATCTATCAATCTAAAAGATATTTTATTGATAGATAATGAATATATGGGAGTTGTTAATATTGGATTTGGAAATACAAACATTGGACCTATAACAAATTCTGGAAGTGTAAAACTTGTAGAGGTTGATAGAGGTTTTGTTGGTTCTTCTCTTGCAACCCATACAAGTTCTTCAAATGTACAAATTTATAAAGGTGCATTTAATATTGTAAATGATGAAATTTACTTTGCAGAATCACCAAGAGGAAATCCACAAATTAATAAAACCAAATCTAATTTGGACTTTGAAACAAGTTCATTTAATGGTAGAGTATTTTTAAAATCAAATTATGACAATAATAGAGTATATGATGATATATCCAACCAATTTACTGGAATTGGAAGAACATTTACTTTATCGGTTGGTGGTGCAAATACTATTGGTATTGGAACAGAAGGAAGTAATGGACTTGTTTTTATTAACAACATTTATCAATCACCAAAAACTGATAACAATCCTGATAGATTCAACTATGAAATTTTAGAAAATACTACTGCAGGAATAACAACTGTAGAATTTTCCGGAATCACTAAACCCCAAAGTGACCCTCTCGAATATGTAACTTCCAATTTTGATGTGAATCAAAATGAAACTCCTAGAGGTGGAATCATAGTTTCTTATGGATCTACACCAGGACTTGGATTTGCTCCACTTGTAGGTGCTTCTGTGACTGCTGTCGTTGGTGCTGGTGGAACTATTGTATCTGTGGGACTGGGAACTACCGACAACCTTGGATCTGGATATAATGGATTGGTTTCTATTGGAGTAACTGTCTTTGAAGAAGGGCACTCGGGAACTCCAGCAGTGATAATAGCAACCGCAAATGTTGGTGCTGGTGGAACCTTAACTCTCAATGTTTCAAATCCAGGAACAGGATACACAAGTCCATCCATATTTGTATCTGATCCATCATATGACAATCTCCCTGTCACTGGTGTTTATAGAGAAGGTATTGGTAACACAACAACCACCGGTATTGGACTATTAATGGATGTCATAGTTGGTGGTGCTTCTACTTCTGTTGGAATAGGTTCAACTTATTTTGAGGTGAAAGAATTTAATTTCTCAAGACCTGGATATTCATTTAGTAGAGGTGATATCTTTAAACCAGTTGGTTTAGTTACCGATTCTACTTTATCATCTCCAATATCAGATTTTACAATTGAAGTAATTTCTACATATTCTGATAATTTTGCTGCATG